TTCTTGCTTTCGGATTCAGTGCGGAACAGGTAATTCCGATATTGACTGCTGTAGGTGACAGCGCAGCGGCATTGGGTATAGGTGAAGAAGGCATTCAGCGTTTGACTTTGGCAATAGGTCAGATGCAGGCCAAAGGCAAAGTCAGCGCAGAAGAAATGCTACAACTTGCTGAAGCCGGTGTTCCGGCATGGGAAATGCTGGCTAATAAAATTGGCACTGATATACCTACGGCTATGGATAAAGCCAGCAAAGGGCAAATATCTGCGGCAGAAGGTATTCAAGCTGTTATCAGCGGCATGAACAGTAAGTTTGGTGGGATGATGGAACAGCAGGCGCAAACTGTTAATGGTATTATGAGCAACATTCAGGACAGTGTTACTCAAAGCATGGTTGTCATTGGTGATGAAATCATTGAAGCTTTTGACATCAAACCAAAGCTTAAAGGTGCGCAGGATGCATTAGGGGAATTCACTGAAAAAGTAAAAAGTATAGGACTTGCTGATGCTATCCGTGAAATACCGTCAGGTTTTGCTGGTTCAATGGCAGTGATTGCAGGTGCTGCTTTAGGTGTTGCCATACCGGCCATAGTCGCACTTGTTGGTACTATGGGAACGCTTGCCGTCGGCGCAGGGATAATTTCTGCGCCTGTGATTGCATTGGGTGCTGTCGTTGGTGGTGTGGCTTATGCTATGTTTGAAAATTGGGATTGGTTATCAGAACAATGGGATATGCTTTGTAATGCAATGAGCCTTGCTACAGGAAGAATGGGAGCATATATACAGAAAGTTTTGGGCGGTATCATTTATTATGCTGGTGTAGCTTCTTCGGCTATAACAAAGGCTGTAGGCGGGACGCCTGAGATAAGTGCTGAAATGACTGAACACGGTAAAAGTCTTTTAATGGCTTCTGATGTAAAACTTGCCGAAATGGATGCACAGCAAATGATGTTCAGTTATCGCCCGGATATAGAGCCTGTAAAGAATGATAATAAACCGGTGTTTCAAAATGCTGATGTAAACAACTTGGGTATAGGAGGCAACACTGCAGCGGGTATTGGAAAAACTGGCAGTAAAGCGGCTGGTATCGACAAAATAAGCCGTGAAATAGACAGGATCAATGAGAAGCTTAATACTGCCAAAGAGAAAACTCTGGATATGCAGCGTGATTTTAATAACTTCACAATGGATATTAAAATTGGCGGGTTAAGTGAATTCGATCAGGTATATGCCAATATTGTTAAAGAACGAGATCAGCGGATAGATGCCGTTGAGGAATGGAAAAATAAATTTGCTAATGCTGCAACTGAAGCGCAGCAGTTATATGAACGTGCCATGAAAACCGGTGATGATACCGTTATCGCCAATGCGTTAGCAATGCTTGAACAAAGAAAGGCTGCACAGGTTACTGCAGAGCAGGAAGCTGCTGCATCCCAAATTCAGATCAACAAAGACATGAATGAACAGCTGATGTCACAAGCCACGTTGCTGCAGGCTTTGAAGGCCGATTTGGATGAAATGCAAAAGCAGGGCGAACTGGAACGGTATATTTCTTACTTGGATGAAGAAAAGGCTGCCTTTTTACAAAATCAGGCTGAAAAGCAGGAATTGATGCAGCAGTATTATGACTGGCGACTTGAGGCGGAACAGTCATATGCAAGTTTTGCGTTGGAAGCAGCTAACACTTTAAAGGATGGGCTGGCACAAGGATTTGCTAATGCTATTGTTGATGGGCAGAATTTTGGAAAAACTTTGCAGAATTTGGGCAAAGAAATTGTAAAAATGTTTCTTCAATGGCAGGCACAAAGAGTAGCTGCAGCTGCCCTTAGCAAGATGATGATGGGACAGGAAACTGCTGCTGTAGCAGCACAGGGGGCTGCAATGGCGACATCACTTGCGCCTGCGGCGTGGCTGAAACTGGTTGTTGAACCGGGCGCGTCTGGAATTGCTACGGGTCTTTTAACATCCGGGTTGAGTGCTGCCGCTGGTATTGGAACAGCAAGCAAAACTCTTACAAGTTTTGGCGGCGGAATTCAGGAAATGAGTAAGTTTGATTTTGGTGCAAATGGACTTGGTACAAAGAACTTTGCTGCCGGTGGCGTTGTTACTGCGCCTACTCATGCGCTGATTGGCGAAAAATCTTATCCTGAAGCGGTACTGCCTCTGCGCAGCAGCGTATTGCAAAAGATCACCAGCTTTTTGTTTGATGGTGTGGACTTTGGAGCTTCTTCAGGTGATGGTGCCAATATTGCTGTCAGTGTAGGCATACGCATTACGCAAACACCAGTCAAACAGCTCATTGCCTTCATGGATAATATTGCTCTCCACTACTTTCAGCCTGAATTCTTTGGTAGGTTCGCTCAAAGTCGGAATACCCTGCCGCACTTCAATAACTGTTTCCCCTTCTTCTTCCAGCTTCTGCATGAAATAAGAAGCGTTCCAGCCATCGAAGCAATGTTCTACAATATCTAAATCCAGCTCATTGGCAAAAAGCTTTACCCATACCTTCATCACATCATAATCAACAGCTGCGCCCTCTGTTATGGTGCAGAAGCCACGCTGGGCATATTCCCTGTAGGCTATGCGGTCAGTCTGTTCATGTCGTTTTACCGCTTCTTCAGGTATAAAGCCATGCGAAACTACTGCTACTCGCTTTTCATCAAGCGGAATAATAAAAGTCGCAGCTGTCAGATCAATGCGCTTTGAAAGGTCATACCCAACTATGCAGCGCTTGCCGCTGATAATTTTGTATAGTTCATCACGGGTCACCTTCAGTGTCTTCCACTTAGGCATCAGGCCATCCATGTATTTCAATTCACTGCTGTCCTGCCACAAATTACAGCGTTTGGTCAGATATTCGCGCAGCTTTTTCGGGTCGTTACTTACAACTGCTTCACGTCCCTCGCTTACGATTTCTTTCAGTAAATGCTTGCTGTATTCAGTTTCATGCTGCAGCACAGGATTCGCTTTGACTAAAGCGTTGACATCATAAGGATCGTCACCATCCTCCAGTTCGCGTATCATGCAGAAATAATCATCAATAGGCTCATCTGTGTCGCCATCTAAAATTTTGCAACACAGGTCATATTCTGCCTTACAGGGATTGTTTTCTGCATCTTTACCAGCCGTAGAAATGATAAACAACAAAGACTGCAGCCGTTTGCCGAAGCCGGATTTCAGCACGTCAACGATCTCGGAGGACGGATGCGCATGATATTCGTCAATTATAACCATACACGGCGCACCGGAATCCTTGTTTTTCGTCTGTTTGCTCAAAGCTCGCATCCAGCCTTTACGCGTTTTATGCTCTACCCGCGTACGCTTGATAATAAGCTTCTGACTGATTTCTACAGAAGCTTCACCCATAGAACAGGCATCACCCCAAACACGTCTTGCCTGTTCCCTGTCCACGGCCGCGCATTCAACCTCCGGTGCCATTTCAAAGCGCCGCAGCTCAGGCTTACCCGGCGGATAGATAGCGTCAGCACACATGCCGTATAAAGCAACGCCTGACATTTCAGTGCTTTTGACATTGCCACGGGCGCGGAAATTAAAAGCTTTAGTAAACCGCCGTGCGCCTGTTTCTCTATGTACCCAGCCAAAAACACAGCCCAAGTCGAAATACTGAAAAGGCAGCAGCTGGATATGCTGCCCGGAATATACACCACGCACGTGCACGCAGTATTTTTCAAACCAGTCAAAAATCCTGTTTGCCCTGCTTTCATCAAAAACATAAGGAAAGCTATCTGTACCCTGCCTTTCCAGATCATCAAGATGCCGCTGACAAGCCTGCCGTTCCCGCTTACACACAAGGCGCAGTCCGTCAACGACCTCGCGCGCATAGCGCTCAGTCACAAATAAATCATCATAACAGGTCATGCCATCATTGAATCCTGTTCATCATCGTCATTTAAAGCATTAGCACGTTTGACAACAAGGCGGGCGCGGGCAGTTGGCGTAAGTCCAAGCTTTTCAGCATAGCTTAAAGCCTGCTTACCATACATATCTAATTTCTTTTTATCAGGGAACATCTTCACAGCTTCATCTTCAAACAAAGCCTGATAGCGGCAGCTGATTACGATACCTTTATGGAGGACATTCAATATTCTTTGGCTATGGGTGTGCGGGGGTGATAAAGTGACGATCATAAGACGTGAATATTTTCCTGTACGTAAGCAGGTAAAGCCTACAGAACAGCTTATTATCAATGGAACTGCCCTGCCATATGCCTACAGCTTTGACGGTGCTGCTGATATCACTGTGCGCGCTAAAAGCGAAAAGCGCGGCTACAGTCACGGCAGCACTATTTCAGGTGATGGCTTTATTGACGGTAAAAAAATTACTTTAGGCTTTGTTATTGAAGGCAGTACACCAGCTGAACACGATGCCAAGCTTAACGATCTGTATCAGCTGATGTATCAGCGTGATTATCAGCTGCAATCAGGCAGCGGGCGTGGGTACTATAATATTGCCTGCATGGCCAGCACTAAAGAAAAATGGGTGGACAGTTTCAAAGGGACTAAAGGTGAGGTTGATATAACGCTGCTTTTATCTGACCCGTTCCGCTATGACAGCGCTGAATCTGAACTGGTTACAGAATTTGCAATAGCTGCTAAAGATGCCCAAATTGTTATCAGCAATGGCGGTAGCGTTGAAACGCCGCTGACTATTGAATTAATACCGCTTACAACGATGAATGACGTAACTATCACGCATGTTGAAAGTGGGTATAGTATGCGCGTAGCGGATACGCTTTTGACTAAACCGGCAACGCTTATTGTTGATACTAAAGCCGGTACGGTACGCCGTGGGACCTATAATGCTATTAACGCTTTCAGCGGCCAGTTTCTGACCGCAAGACCGGGTGAAAATACTTATTTGTTTAACGGTGCTGCCGGTACAGTAAAAATCCGCTGGCGTAACAGGTGGCTGGCATGAATCTGCGTTTTGGCAATAAACTTTTTGGACGTTATATTTGGGCAGCGTCTGTAAAA